CACACAGCCGTATCCTATAAGAAAGGCGATAAGAGCGATTGGCCTTATGAAGGCTATAAGATAACTAGAATAATTGAAACAAGCCCAACAGCATTATATGATGGTGGCAGCGCCGAGTGCAGTGAGGCGTGGGGGAAACCTATTAAAAGATGATGCAAATGTTCCCCAAACACAAAGGGCCGAAAGGCTCTTTTTTCTTTTGCCCATACATGACTGGGGAACAACCACATATTGTGGCATCACAAAGGGAAAACACAAGCCATAGTATCAGATTTATGATAAATTAGTATCATTTATGCCCTTGCTTGATTCATATACCGTCAGACCTTCATATTTGCTCCAGGTGAAGAGTAAGACCTTGCGTGTATGATTCTCTTCATGGTGCTCCAATCACAGCGTGGAGACCTGCTAGCGAGAGAGATTGACCACAGCATAATGATTGGGGCTCCCTTTGATCACAAAACTATTAGTAGGTGGTAATAATGGCATTATCAAAATGGCCTGAGGTAGAAAACAAATTAGCACTGATAAAGGCCTGGGCAAGAGATGGTTTAATAGATGCTGATATTGCCCATAATCTGGGAATTAGCACAGTGACCTTATGGAAGTATAAGACCGAACATATTAGTTTAGTTAATGCCTTAAAAGACGGTAAAGAAGTTACAGATATAACCGTGGAAAATGCCCTGTATAAGCGCTGTATTGGCTACAGTTACGATGAGATTACAAAGGAACGACAACCCATATATACCGATGGAATTATAACAGGATATCAAATGGTTGAGACTAAGAGGGTTACTAAAGAGGTATTGCCTGATCCCGTTTCTACGTTCTTCTGGCTCAAGAATAGACGCAAAGATCAATGGAGAGATAAGAGGGAAGTAGAGAATACCATTGAAGTTAAAGCCCCAATTCTTGAGGAGATACAAAACACATTCAAAAACATGAGGGCACTTAATGAGGCAGATGTTATAGATGTAGATATAGCAGAGCAAGCAACAGAGGATAAGGAATGAAAGTCAAAGTCCCCTGGATAAATAAAGTCAATGAAATAAAGACCCCCTAGGGGTGTACTGAGATTAATGTTGTACTGAGAGATTGAGTCGTAGAAAGGAGAAACCATGTCCATACTAATTAGCATCATCATCGCACTCATTATCGTGGGGATCGTGCTGTACCTGGTCAATATACTGCCGATCCAACAACCGATCAGACAGATCATCGACATACTGATCATCATCTGCCTGCTTCTGTGGTTATTGTCCCTATTAGGTGTGTTGCAAATATAGAGTCAAGTGCAATCATTCATTGCATCTATCTCATTGGCACTGTCATCGATGAGATGATGAGTCAATGATGCAACGACTCATTGCACCTTGAGTCAATGAGTCTGAGTCACTGGCTGAGGGTCGCCAGAGTGGACACATTAGTTGCAACTAACAACTATCTATACTTGCTACTAGCAACTACCCATATATCATGACTATATAATGCTTTATTACTAATGATAAAGACCTCAACCCCTTGGGACACTAGGGATATAGGGACTTATAGTAAGTTCTTATAATGCTAACTATGTTAACTAGATATGGGATAAGTGATGATAAGGCCTGGGGGTACCACCTTCCAATCCCAGTTGATGGAAAGCCCGTTGATAAGTACGACGATTATTTTTACAATTTTCACAGCGATGATGAACAGCCCACATTGATATGTGCTCTGTAAAATGATGATGATGAAGGGCACTTTGATGATCGATCATACAGATCACTAAGTACTATATAGGTGGATCTGCATGGTTTCGTTATTTGTAAACCCGGAGACCCTTGATATGAAAGAGATTATGCGATGATAGAAACATAAAAAGTTAGGTGCATTTGAGGCCTGTTTTGCACCTAACTTTTTTGGAGGTGTTTGCATGATAAGGACGACTAATTTGGTTGATGGTGATGGCGTTGTAGTCAGCACAAGGATGAATTATTATAAGGAAATGTTTGATAAAGAGAAGGGTTACTTGTTCCAAAACCAAACTAGTTTCATTAAAACATTCCAGGATACGCCCCTGCCAGAAGGCACGACAAAGCCAGACATAGCCAACTTATTTTTATTAAGCAAAGAGATTTATAGGGATACCAACATGATCGGATACCGCGGTTATGGCGGCGTTAGACCCATGACGATATCACAGATGGCTAAGGTTATCCATGACACAGATAGGCATACCATTTTATTTCTAGGAAGGATGATACGCTTTAGGATAATGGCAAGGGTAGAGGTAACCGTTGGGGATGAGACAGTTACACAGTATTACTTCAATCCTATTTACTTTTTTTCTTCAACCAGATTATCACGCAATCTTTACCTGCTATTTCAAAAAGATATAGATTATGTTATTCCAGAATATGCAAAGCAAAAGTTCAGGTTAGTAAAGAATCAGGAGGATCAAGAATGAAAAAGATTGATCCAGAACTATTAAAAGATCCAGAAAAACATATCCCTTTTGGTCTCTATTGCTACGCCCAGGCCTCTAAAGAGGGTGACTATATTCCTTGCCCATTTTGGGATAGAAATGAAAATAGGCCACAACAACTAAATGGTTATTGCCACTATCTAAAGCAGGGTGATTGGGACCTTCTAGGACTGGATGAATGGGACATAGATGGAACTGGTTTGTTATGGGATCAGTGCAAAGAGTGCGATATTAACGAGTAAGGAGGTGATCTTATCTTATCGCTAGAGGTCCAGACAGAGGAGGAACAAGACAGACAACTCCTATATGAAGCGATCTACAAACAGTCTATAGCAAGCGGCGCCACTCCAGGGCAGGCGGTAAAGTCTACGGAAGATCTGATCCTGAAGCACGTTGATAACCTCTTCGGATACCAGGGCCTGGCACACTCGATAGGGTCACTCTCTATCCCATATTTTTGTCAATACTTTCTGCAGGACACGTTTGTACCTAAGCCGGGCAATACGGCCCGGGAGTTAGCGTCGCTGCACCTTGAGGTCTGGGATGAACTGGATAAGATGTTTTTACAAGACGACTATGACAAGATTGAGGTTGCCTGGCCGAGGGGTTGCGCCAAGACAACTGTTCTGGATTTTGCTCTGACAGTCTGGCTGCACTGCTACAAAAAAAGTAAATATACATTAGTCGCCGGGAAGACCGAATCAGACAGCGTGGCTTTTATCGCCCAGGCAAGGCAAGCCTTTGAGGAAAATCAATACATCCTAGTCGGCTTTGGCAAACTAATTAAAGCCCAGGAATACACTGTCAATAAACTGGAGCTGGAGTTGGTCAATAAGACGAAGATTGAGGCGATATCGTCCACGACGAGCATGAGAGGCAAAAAATATGCAGGGTTCAGACCTTCTGCCATTATCGCTGATGATTATCAAGGGCGAAACGACATCATTACCGAGGAATCCAGAAATAAAAAATATAATACATGGATCGAAGATAGCGGGTACGCTGGTGACAAAGCAATATTCCGGGACGGGGTAAAAATAAGCCCGGCGACAAAATTCGTCGTGCTAGGCACAGTCCTGCATAGGGATTGCTTTATGTCCCGGTTATTAAAGCATAAAGATTACAAGCACATCCTGAAGCGTGTAGTTGACTTTGACGTTGAAGAATATTTCCATGAGGGATTATGGAAAGAGTTCAGCGAAATATACTTTGATGATAAGCTGAAAGATTCAGTAAGTGATGCCAGGGAGTTTTATTATCAACATGAGTCCAAGATGCAGTATAAAACCATCTGGCCTGACAAGTACCAGCCACTTGATCTCGCATGCGATTTTTACAATAATCCCACTGCTTTCATGCAGGAGATGCTCAATAATGCTGACAGAATCGGCGAGCGCTGGTTTAAAAGCCTTCGTACCCAAACGACAACAGAAATAGAGGATCACGAGTTCATAAAAACTATTTTAGTAGTAGACCCAGCCAGTAGCGTTACCGCCAAGTCTGATTATTCAGCATTCTGCGTTGGATCTGTTGCGGATAATAGTTTTGCTTATGTGCGTAAGGGAATCATAGCTAAACTAGGCTTCGATGATCTATGTGCGAAGGTAGTTGAACTATTAAAGGCATATCCAGACATTTCCCATGTTTCTATTGAGAAAAATTTGTACGTTGGAAGCGACTTACTAAAAATAAAAGAACTTGTAGCAGCAGAACCTGAATTAAGAAGCAGGGATATCCAATACATTAATAAAATGGCTCGTGTGAATAAGGACGAGCGTATTAGCACTATAACAAACGCAGTAAACACAGGACAAATTATTTTCTGTGAGGATGACTCACAAGCAACCAACCAAATATTAGACTTCTGTGGTCAGCTATTTAGCGAAAAGGATGACTTTCCAGACGCAGTAGCAAACTTTATGAATGATATCAAGGAGATTGAGGTTGTTTACCGGATTGAGTTCATGGATAAAAAGTTGCTGTTTAAATAGTGATGTAAATATGGTATAATATAAATGTGGATAGAAACGGATTAATTACCCGTTTCGACAAGGTATTTTCCTAGATACCTTCCACGCTTCTTAACTAGGAAAAAGAAAAACCTTTAGGAGGGTTATTATTTATGCTTAGAGTTTGCATTAAGTGCAATAAAGAATTGCCAATTGAACGATTTTATACTTCTGGAATTAATAAAACAGGTTATAGGGGAGCGTGCAAGGAGTGTACTAAAATTGCGTCAGACTTGCAATATGCAAGGAATAGAGGCAAGATCCTGGCAGGGCAAAAGCAATATAGGATAGACAACTTTGACAAAGTAGAGGCTTACCGAATACAGTACAATATAATAAATAAGGATATGGTAAGCAAGAAACATAGTAGATACTACGAGCTAAATAAGGAACAAATAAACGAGCATAATAAGCAATATTACGAAAGTCACCCAGAAGGCCACCGGATTCGATACCAAAGATACAGGGCATCAAGAAGAAAACTACAATACACGCTAACTATTCCGCAGTGGGAAGAGATAAAATTGCACTTTAATAATTCCTGTGCCTACTGTGGAATGGATAAGGAACCACTTGTTCAAGAACATTTCCTCGCAATGAGCAAAGGCGGGGAATATAGCTCAAATAACATTATTCCTGCTTGTAAGCATTGCAATAGTAGCAAACGAGAGAAGAATTTCTTTGAATGGTATCCCAAATACGAGCACTACTCAAAAAAACGTGAGAAGACTATACTTGAATTTTTAAACTATAAAAACGGAATACAACAATTAACATCTGCTTTATAGCAGGTGTTTTTTTATTTGATAGGAAGGAGATGGTTCTTATCTTTGATATAGATGCTAATAGAGAGATCCTAACGAAAGTTTTTAGCAATTTCCAGAGACAATATCACATAAATGTCAAAATGTACCTGTACTATATGGGAATCACCGACACCAATAGGCAGGACCTAAATGTCTCGTCCAATGGCTCTTATGATGATATCTACGTAAACGAGTATGGACTCGATGCGGAAGGCGCGGGAAACTACTCATACGTAAATGATCGCTACGATAAAAGAATCAATACCAACTTTATTAAGAAATTCTTGCGTGAAGAGGTTTCGTACAGTGTCGGCAACGACATCACCTACACTAGCCATAAGGGTGATGATAAAATCATCGAGTTATTAAGGATTTCCACGGCGCACTGGAAAGCGGATCATGATGCAACCCTATGCAAAAACATGCTGATCTACAGTATCGCCTATGAGCTTTATTACATTGACACGGATGCTCAATTCTGCAGCCGAGTAATCAGCCCGAGACATGGTATTGCCTATGTTGATCCTTTTGACAATGTAATATTTTTTCTACATATTTTTAGGCGGCCATACGACACCCAGATGTATGTAGATATCTACACAGACTCGGAGATTATCCATTGTGACGAGGTATTCAACGAGATCGGCAGAACATCTCACCCGTTTGGCCGTGTCCCGGTAGGCATTGCTACGGCCAGCGAAGAGGGATGGTTAGACAGTCTCTATAAAGACATTAAAACGCTCCAGGATGCGTACGAAACGAATCTTAGTGACATATCAAGTGAGATAACCGAGTTTCGTAATGCCTATTTGGTTTTAAATAACCTAGATATAGCAGATGGTGATCTTGCAACCATGAAAAAGCAAGGCATTATGAAAACCAAAGGCCCGGAAGGCAATGCATCCTGGCTTATCAAGGCGATCAATGATACCTTTGTTCAAAACACCCTGATGACCCTTGAGGATAAGATGTTTCAGATCGCTTGCCACATCAATTCTAACGAAAAAATGAGTGCCAACACTTCAAGCCTGGCATTAAGGGCCAGACTCATTAGCTTGGAAGAAAAATGCAAGTTAAACCAGAAAGCCTTGGCAAACTGCGTGAAAACACGGCTTGAGATGCTCTTAATTTACATGAACAACCTGAAAAACACCAGTTATGACTACCGGGATATCAAAGTTAAGTTCACCCCCAACATTCCATCAGATGATTTGACAAATAGCACTGTTGTAACTGCCCTGGGCGACAAATTAAGCAACGAAACTGCCCTGAGTTTGTTCAGCTTTGTTGATAATCCTTCGAATGAGGTCAAAAAGGCGAAGGAAGAGAGCAAGGCTAACAGTATAGGCGCATCACTCTTGGCACCGCCTGTGCCAGTTGTGCCGCCTGTGATGCCTGCGCCCCCGGAGGGCACTACGATGGGGATGACTAAGTAAATGGACAAGACATACAGAACGGCCATCGAACAGATCAAGATAGACGGCGAAAGCTTCGCTAATTCGGCCATGAAAGGTGTTTACCTTGATCAGGCGGCGGCACTTGATGAACTGCACAAGATTATCGGCAAAGTCTATATCGATCATGCCAAAGACGGGATGCTGTCACTGACCACAGTCGAAAAAGCCGCTATTGTCGCAACGACAACGAAAACCTTAAAAGATATGGGCTTGAGCCTGGGGAAAAGCGAGGTTGAAAAGGTTACATCTATTCTGGGGTCTGTTTTCAAGGATACTTATTATAAAAACATCTACACGATGGAAAACGGTATGACGGTTAACCTCAAATTCAACATCCTCAAAGAGGGATATGTCAATACCGCAATCAGAGCAAGCTATAAGGAAGAGTTCTTCTCAGACCGTATCTGGGCAAACAAGGCCGACATGATCGACCAGTTGCAGTCGTCCATAGCTTCAGCCATGAGGGGTGACGTAACCATTGATAAGATTGGCCGACAGATACGAGATACCTTCAATGTGACTGCCTATGAGAGCCAGCGACTTGTAACCACCGAGACGGCACGGATACAGACCCAGGCCAGTGAGGACATGGGCAGGGCTACCGGAGTTGAGCAGGTGATGTGGTCGGCAACCTTGGACATGTTGACCAGCCCTGAATGTGGAGACCTTGATGGTCAGTTTTGGGGCATAGATGAGGATCACCCAGAGCCGCCGCTACATCCGAATTGTCGCTGTTGCCTTTGCAATGTACCACCAATAAAAAACTGGAGTCCAGACATAAGAAGGGACAACGAAACCAAGGAAATAATTCCCTATCAAACATATTCGGATTGGGCAAAAGATAAAGGAATTAGAGAATGAAAGACTATGGAATCTGGCTCAAGAGTGGTCAATGCGTCGAAGGCACAGTAGAAGACGAAGTAGCCGAAAAAATCATTAAGGATTATTCTCATAAACCCCATGATAAAAGCATAAGACAATTTCACGATACAGACGGATTGCTAATATTGTCGTTCTCAAACGTTATTGCAATTGCAATCAATAAATGTGAGGAATGTTCAAAAGTGGAAGGGTTTAAAGCATAAAGGAAATATCCGGTAATTAGCACCCAAATGGGGTGCTTTTTTTATGTGTCAAAATAAACCGCACTCTGTGGGCTGATGCACACATGAGGGCAAATGAGGAGATAAGCAAAATGACTATTGAAAACTTCAAAGAGATAACTGATTATTTTGAAACCAACAAAGACACGGAAGAGGTCAAAGGCTATATTGGGGGTTTAAATCCCGTAACACCTGATAGGGCAACGGCTTTTTTAGACACCGAAGACGGCAAGAGGCTTCTGCAACCTAAGCTGGACACTTACCACAGCAAGTCTCTGGAGAGTTGGAAGACGAACAATGTCCCTAAATTGGTCGACGAGGAAGTCAAAAAACGCTTCCCTGATGCCGATCCGAAGGATGTTGAGATGAAGAAACTCCAGGCGCAACTTGATAAGATGCAAAGCGATTCCACTAGAAAAGACTTGACAAACAAAACACTAAAGGCATTTCAGGAAAAGAAATTGCCAAGTGAATTAGTCGATTTCCTTATTGGCGCAGATGAAGAAGTTACCAGTAAAAATGTGGAAATGCTTGCTAAATTGTTCGCCACGCATGATGAGGCGATCAAGACCGAGTTCGCAAAAAGCAATAGTTATACTCCCCCGGTCAGTAAAGGCAGCGTTGGCAAGGAAGAGGAAGCTGCACGGGCAGAGATATCCAAGTATATGAAATAGGTTTCGGGCTTCCTAGGAAAAAGCACTACTAAATTAAAAAGAGGTAATCACATTGACTATTAACACATTGGCATATGCAACCCTATTTATGCAGGAACTTGATAAGCAGGCCGTGGCGGGTGCTACGTCCGGATGGATGGAAGGTAACGCAGGACTTGTTATTTACACCGGCGGCAATACGGTTAAAATCCCCAAATTAACCATGGATGGACTTGGAAATTATGACCGTTCGCTAGGATTCACCCAGGGCGCGGCTACTCTTGTCTATGAAACCAAAACCATGGGGCAAGACCGGGGTCGTACTTTTATGCTTGATAGCATGGATGTAAACGAGACCAACTTTGTTGCAAACGCTAGTAATCTAATGGGCGAGTTTCAGCGCGTTCAGGTTATTCCTGAAATTGACGCTTATCGCTACAGCACAATCGCTTCTCTCGCTATCGCAGGCAGCAGGGCATCTGGTGGATATGCCCCCGACAAGGCTACTATCCTTACTAAGATTAAAGAAGACATCGCAGCTATTCAGGATGCAATTGGAGCTGTTCCCCTGGTTATCACCATGTCCATTGCAACACTGGCTATTCTCGAGAATTCAACTGAGATGGTTCGCCAGCTTGAGGTCGGTGCCTTCTCCGGTACAATCTTGAGCGAAGTCAAAAAGGTCGATGAGTGCCCGATCATGGAAGTACCGAGTGCACGGCTCAAGACCGCGTATGTCTTCAACGATGGCAAGACGACCGGCCAGACAGTTGGTGGCTTTACTCCCGCTGGCACCGCCAAAACTATTAACTGGATTATCTGCGCTGCCAATACTCCTATCGCCATCAGCAAGACCGATAATATGCGGATCTTTGATCCGACCACCAACCAGGCCGCAGATGCTTGGAAACTTGACTACCGTAAATATCACGACCTGTGGATTTTGGACAACAAACTCCCGACGGTCTTTGTAAACTGCAAAGAGGCTCTCGTCTAATGTTTGAACTTAAAAAGCTGAATGTGCATAGACTTGTGGAAACCGAACAGGAAAAGGCCAAACTCCTGAAAGAGGGGTTTGCCGAGGTTATCCAAAAGATCGAACAGGAAGTTGAAGAAAAACGGGGTAAGGCGTAAGCCTGCCCCTTCCCTTTTTTTAAGGAGGTGCGCCATGGTTGTTGATTATGATGAGATTAAAACAGTTTTAGGCATTACTGACACAACGAAAGACGCCCTGCTTGCTGTTTATATCCGCAAAGGTATTACTCTGATAACCAGTTACATGAATGCTCCTGCCGTACCCATTACAGACCCCCCCACACCCCCCATAGATGTTGCTACAGCCTATGAAGACGCTCTGATCGAATACGTGGTGCTATGCTATCGCAAGCGCGGACAGGAGGGCATTAAAAGTTTTGGGCAGGGTAGCAGGTCAGGGACATATGAGGACGGGTTACAACAGAGTGTGAAAGACCTTTTACCATCGCCGTTCATCAGGATGGCAGGTGTAAATTGTGCTGTGTAATTATAGCGTGGGCGTATGGAACCGGGGGCCGAGCACAAAAGTAAACGGCGTGACTATCCCGGGGGTGCTGGCGTGGGTAAGAGACATCGACTGTGACATGCAGCCGTATAGCCAAGAGCTTTTAATTAAGGCGTATGGCTATGATATCCCGGTTACTAAGCGGTTTTTTATCGAGGATATCGCGGATATCAAGATCGGGACAATCTTAAAATACGGCTCAGACAGTCACGAAGTGAAAAAGATCATCGCGTGGGATGTTTTCGAGGTTATGACCTTAGAGGTGATGTAATGGAATATAAAAGCAATTTACCACAGGTAATTGCCGCCATGCGCTTATGCAAAAAGGAGTTTTGCCAGGGGGTGGGGGCTTTAGTGGTGGAAACGGTTCAAGGTATAACCCCGGTATTAACCGGCAACCTACAAAGGTCTGAAACCTATGAGGTGATGCCAGGAGACGAAGGTGTCAATGTAGGTGTAACCCCTGCCGCCAAATATGGCCTATGTGTCGAAAAGGGAATAGGCCAGAGAGCACAGCCGTACCTTGAACCCGGTGCAATGGCAAGCATCTCAAAAATTACAAGTGTGGCAGAAAACCTTTATAAAAGCAAGCTAGGCGGTGAGTAGTGATGCTCAATCTATATACATTGATCAATTCCCTAATTGAACCGATCTGCCCATGTTTCGTTGATCACTATCCCGAAGACGAGGCAAAGGTATTTCCCTACGCAGAGATTCAATTCCCGAACTCCCTGCCGAACAACACATTCTCTGACAATAACCTGCTTTCAATAACCATCTGGGATGATAAAAGCACGGATATAACCGAGATCGAGGGCATAGCAGATGCAATCCACAAGGCATTAAACCGCTTGCAATACAACGATATGACTATGTATGTATCGATCAATCGGAACACGCCGTACAGACTTGTACTGCCTGATCCGAT